TCACAACCCCTGGAACTGCCGGAGGAAGCGAACATCGTTCTGAGAATAGAGACGGAGGTCGTTCACCTGATATTTGATCTGTGTGATACGTTCTACACCCATTCCGAACGCGAAACCAGAATATACCTCGGGGTCGATGCCGAAATTGCGGAGAAGGTTCGGGTGTACCATGCCGCAACCGAGGATCTCGACCCAACCGGTGTGCTTGCACAGACTACAGCCGGAACCCCCACATACTGTACAGGAGATATCCATCTCGGCACTTGGCTCGGTGAACGGGAAGTACGAAGGACGGAAGCGCACCTTGGTATCGGGGCCGAACATCTCTGTAACGAAATAATAGAGCGTTTGCTTGAGGTCGGCGAAAGACACCTTTTTATCTACGTACAGTCCTTCGAACTGATGGAAGAAGCAGTGCGCACGAGCTGAAATTGTTTCGTTGCGATAAACACGGCCGGGACAGATGACACGAACCGGAAGCGGAGTGATCTCGAGGATGCGTGCCTGTACGGAAGATGTATGGGTGCGTAACACCCAGTCGGGGTTCTGCGCTACGTAGAACGTATCCTGCATGTCGCGAGCTGTGTGATTCTCGGGCATGTTGAGCGACGTAAAGTTGTGCCAGTCGTCCTCGATCTCGGGACCGGTAGCGACACTAAAACCAATCTTGCTGAAAATATCGACAATTTGGTTCTCGACAATGCGCAGGGGGTGGCGAGTGCCGATTGGCAGTGCCGCACCCGGGAGACTTGTATCTATTGCCGCAGCGTTGGCGTTGCCCTCGTCTTTGAGATGGACGAACTGCTCGTAGCGGGCTTCGGCAAGTTGTTTGAATGAATTGAGCAACATGCCGGCTTCTTTACGTCCTTCCGGCGGGACGTTCTTCATTTCATTTGCCAACAGTTTGACAATACCCTTGGTGCCGAGGAACCTGATGCGAAATTGCTCGAGGTCGGCGGCGTTTGCGGGGTTGAAAGAATTAATTTCCTGCTCGTAGGGCAGAATCTGTTCCTGTAAGGATGCCATAAGGAACAAAGATATTATTTCTGCGTGAACCATGAGGGCGTGCAGGCGGGTGATATTCAGCAAAAATTGCGTTAATATGAGTAGGAAGACCGGCAGCAAACGAAAGAATGAGGAACATGTGAGGTGCCGGGCAGAATGAAATGTGTAAGCTGACTGAGCATGAATGGATTGGGAGCGGAAATAAATCTATGATAAGCAGCAGACAGCCAACGGTATGGCAGTAAGTGCGAATGACAGAAACGCGATTTGCGGGGCACCGGAATGCGAAAGACCTTTGTGTCACAAAACAACCAAATCCCTATCATGAGCGATAAATTGAAGAAAGCAGAGCGGAGTTATGTACTCTCGGACAGCAGTGTGAACGAATATGGGTTCAGGCTATTGACATCGGGTTACGAGATCGAATCATTCAGGAAGAACCCGATAGGATATTATATGCACAAGCGTGAGGACGGCATAGTGCTGAAGTGGGAGGACCTGCGGATAGAAGAAGATCAGGTGCTGGGCGTGCCGGTGATCAATCTCGTGAACGCGAGAGGTGAACAGACATTGCAGGAAGTGGAAAACGGGTTTCTAAACGCTGCATCGGTGGGGCACATAGTGGTGCTGGAGTATAGCCTGGACAAAGAACTGATGCTGCCGGGGCAAACCGGACCAACGATAACAAGGTGGTATAACAAAGAGTGCAGTCTGGTGGACATACCCGGGAACTGCAATGCACTGACCCAATTGTATGACGCCAATGAGAACGAAATGAATCTGGCGGACATGAGCGGCAATAAGTCGATATACGCGATAGGCAATAATGAATTGCTGGCGACAATGGCCGCGCACCTGAAAATGGATAAGACAAGTGACGCACTACAAATAGGCAAGGCAGTGGAGCAACTGACACTGAAAGCGACACAACTGGAAGCAGAGAATCAGTTGTTGTATGAAGAAAGGAGCCGACTAACAGCGACGTTGGAGGAAATACAAAAGAGCCGAATGAAGGCCGAAGTGCAATCGCTGCTGGTGAGGGCGCTCGAAGACAAGAAGGTGACGGTGGAATTGCGAGACCGGTTGGCCGCCGACTATGCGGGCAATCCGGAAGGACTGCGAACACTACTGGCGGCAATGCCTGCTTATCGATCGATAGCTGAACAACTGAGCCAACCGAGAACGGAAGGTAATGTCGCTGAATGGACCTGGGATGACTATGAGCGCAATGACCCCAGTGGTAAGAAGCTAATGGAACTGCGCGCGACAGATGGCGCGAAATATCAGGAGTTGTTCAACAACAAATTCAACGCCTGAGCGAAATAAAATAACAACACCCACTTCTACGGGGAAAAGCAAAATGCACGAGCGTGCAAGGCGCTGCTGTGTGCTGTAATGAGATAAAATTCTATCACCAAACAATCATAAAAAAAGATGGCAATTCAAAAAGAGATATGGCAGGACCATATAGAGGGGAATCTATTCAAGAACAATGAGTTTCTGCTGGCGTCGACAGATGCAAGTCAGTATGTGCTGCAAGGCAAGGTAGTGCACATACCGCAGGCAGGAGCGACGGCTACTGTGGTAAAGAACCGAGCATCGGTGCCGGCGACAGTAGTGCAGCGGACGGACACAGACGTAACCTATGTGCTGGATGAGTTCACAACGGATCCGATACTGATACCGAATGCGGAGAGTTTTGAACTGAGCTACAACAAACGCGAAAGCATACTGGCCGAGTATGAGTCGTCGCTGAGGCAGACAATAGCGGAGAACCTGCTGATAGACTGGAGCCCGACGGGTGCGACAGGAACGATCATCAGAACAACAGGTGTATCGACCGCGACGCACCTTGATGACACGACAGGTAACCGAAAGAAGCTGACGGTGAACGACCTGAAACACGCGCAACTGCAAATGAACAAACAGAACATACCGATGGAAGGCAGGTATGCCCTGATAAGTGCAGATATGTTTCAGCAACTAACGGATGATATGTCGGCAACGCAATACCGCGATTTCAGCGCGGCCTATGATGTGAAAGACGGTGTGCTGGGACGTTTGTTCGGTTTCAACATTATGATGAGGGGAAGTGTGGTGAGCTACGATAACACGACGCTGCCGGAAGTGAACAGCTATGGCGCACTGGCCGCAGCAGACGACAATGACGGTGTGCTGTGCTGGCAGGTGAGTGCTGTGGAGCGCGCACTGGGACAGATCACCTTCTTTGAGCGAATAGGAGACCCTACCTACTATGGTGACATATATAGCGTGGGTGTGAGAATGGGAGCGAGGAAGCGTAGAAATGATGCGAAGGGAATTGTGGCCATAGTGCAGGCCGCAGCATAAAAGAAGAAAATGCTGAGTGAGATAAAAATATGGATACTCATAGGGGCGGCCGGTGTAATGGCGACAATACTGGGCTTTACGGTAAAGGTGATCACGGATCAGGTGATAAAGAGGCTGGATGAAATAGTGACTGAATTGAAACAACTGACACAAGTGACAACCGTGCAGGGACAACAGATACAGGGGTTGAAAGACCAGGAAGCCATGATACACCGCCGCCTCAATGAGCATGCCGAACGATTACATGCGCTGGAGACAAGCGCGATATTCTATAAACACTAAAACCAAGAGAATATGTTCTGTAATAAAATGAGAAAGAAAATACGGCAGCTGGTGCAACACTTTGACGAGTATGTTGAAGCACATGCAGAAACGGCATTGCAGATAACAACGGCACTGAAAGAAATGCTGGAGTCGCCGGCTGCAGATGTAGTGACATTGCTGATACCGGGTGAAGCAGATGATCTGCTGAAGCGACACATAGTGACAGCACTGGAGAAAGCGGTAATGACCCTGACAGCAATGAATACATGCGCAGAAGAGGGAGATATAAGTGCAAGAATCAGGTGCCTGATAGCAGAATTGGCAAAGGCTGCACCGGAGGTAAAGGACGCGCTGCTGCATAAGCTGGCCAGTCTTATTACCGCCGCGCTGGACGGAGGCAGGATGAAGCAAAGGGACTATGACCTGTTTGTTCAGGCAAAATATACCGCATCGAGGTAGGATAAGTGCCTCATCCGGATATAGTGTTTCGTGAACAAGTGAACGACAACGAACTGTAAATAAAAAACGAAAGAAAATGGGTAGTGTAAATATAACGTTGGCCAACGGCCAATTAGGCGGGACGCTGCAGACCAATGATGGAATAGCCGGCCTGGTAGTGACGGGGGCGACTGAGGGCGCTTACACGGTGGGTACGCCGATACTGATAACAAGTGTTGCATCTGCCAACGCAGCAGGGATAACAGAGACGGGAAACGAATTTGCTATGCGACAGGTGAAGGAGTTTTATGCACAGGCGGGAAGCGGCGCGCAACTGTACCTGATGCTTGTGCCTGCAACGATGACCATAGATGAGGTGACCTTGGTAAGTGAAACAGCAGGTGCGAGGAAGTTGCTGGACTATGCGGGAGGCAGGATAAAATTGCTGGGCGTGGTGAGTGATGACGCGGCTGTTATTGCAGCGGGATCGGCGGTGACTGTGACCAATGGTGTGAATGAGGATGTATATACCGCAGCGACAAATATGGCGGCACTTGCGCAGGAGTACTTTGAAGCACACAAGCCATTCAGGGCCGTGATAGGAGGAACCAGTTATTCGGGAAGTGCAGCAGCACTCACAGATATGGCTACTGGAGGAACGAATAACCGAACAGCTATTGTGATAGGTGATACTGTGGCCGGCAAGGGTGCATGTGTTGGGCTGGTGTTGGGTGTGCTTTCAACGGTGCCCGTGCAACGAAAGATAAGCAGGGTGAGGAACGGACCTCTTTCGAATACCAGTGCATTTCTTGCAACAACAGCGGTGGCTTCTGTTGCGGAGAGCCTGCCGGTAATAGCAGGAAAGGGATTCATCACGTTTATTACCTATCCGAATACGACCGGTTATTATTTCTCGGGTGATCCGACCTGTGCCGCGACGACGGATGACTACAGTGTGCTGGCGAGAGGACGCGTAATAGACAAGGCGCATGTGCTGGCCTATGCAACTTTTGTACAGGTGGTGGATGATGAAGTGCCGGTGACCACAGACGGAACATTGGAGCCAGGATTCTGCAAATGGCTGAGCCAGCAGATAGAGAACCTGATCAATAATACCATGACCGCGAACAGGGAGATAAGCAGCGTGAAGTGCTTTATAGACCCTGAGCAGAATATACTGAGCACCAATCAGCTGAATGTAGTGATAGGAATTGTGCCGGTGGGATATGCGACACAGATAGAGATCAGCCTTGGTTTCAATAACCCGGCGATCTAGAAGGACTGAATATTTAATAACCGGATAAAAGAAACAAAAAATGCCAACGATACCATTTTTCGATAGTAAAGACTGTGAATGGGCAGATATGACCGTCACAGTGGCGGGATCGAACCTGACCAAGATAAGGGGACTGAAATACAAAGCCTTGAAGGATAAACAACTGCTGCATGCCGCAGGCGATGAGCCAATAAGTATACAGGGTGGGAAGCGGACCTATGAGGGACATATAAAGGTGCTGAAGGGAGCGCTGGATGATATGAACAAGGCGGCTCTAATGGCAGGTGGTGATGACATCCTTGATCTGCAGTTCGACATTGTGATCACGTACAAGGCCAAAGGAGCGAGAGGTTTGCAGACTGATACCCTTGTGGGCGTAGAGATAAAAGAGTTTGAGAAAGGATGGGACCAGGGAGCAAAGCATATGGACGTGACACTGCCGATAGTATTCATGAAACTGGTTTCTGTACAATAAAATACCAACCAGATGAACGAACAGAATAGCAAGCCAACAGGAAGTGTCGCTGAAGCGCAGATAAGGGAATGGAAGGCGAGCAATAAGTATGGAATCTACTCGATTGAAGTGGATGGTCACATTGCCTACTTCAAGAACCCGGGAAGGCATGAATTGAATTGTGCAATGAGCAAGGCCGATAATGAGCGGGCGCTGGACATGTACGAAGAGCTGGCATCGTTGACCTTTCTTGGTGGAAGTGAAGAGGTGCTGCGCGATGATCAGATGTTCATAGGTGTATGCCAGGAGTTGAAGGTGAAACTAGAAGGTAAGAGGGCGGTACTGGTAAATTTATAGAGGGATCGCGCGGCGGTCCGACGCACGATCCCGTGGGATATATGGAGACGATACTGGAATACCATTTGCCGGGACTGGACCACAGGAAGTTAAGTGACGAAGATTTTGCGAGGAAAATTGCGCACCTGAATTATATACTGCAACGTGAACGACCTGCAGATGAGCATGAGTAAAAAGAAAAGGAAGAGCAATGGAGCAGGGAACAATGGGAGCCGATAAGCAAATGGTTGTAGTCACCGATATGAGCTGTGTGAACAGAATAGCTGAGGTGGCTGCGCAGTTTGTGAAATTGAGGAATCGAAGTCTTAAAGTCAGTGGCATGGGGCTGTCATCGGTATTGGGATTTATGCTGTATGGGAGGAAAGTGGTTTCCCAAGACAGGGAGAAGCCCCAACCGAACAACCGGCAACACAATGGTGTAGAGCGGGTCTCGGGGAAAGGGATAATTACTGGTAGGAGTGAAAGGGTAAGCAGGATAGAAGGGAACAAGCCGTGGATTAACATAGAGCGACTGCCAGTCTTCTTAAAGGAGAATATGTTGCGAATTCCGATTGCACGCGCTGGGAAGTTGCCGATAGTGGAATCGGCTATGAATTCCAGAGTAATGACAAGCCCGGATTCACATGAATCAATAAGTTCCCCGGGAAAAGGAAGATTGCATTTACGGGATTCAGAGGGGAAGCAGATAGCCATTGGGAAGAACATGGACAGCCGTCGTAAAAATGCTCTTCGTCTAACTGAACAAAAGACTCCAACGATAGTGGCTCCTTTGTATGTGCAAAAGACGGGAACAGGGATTGAGAGAATAAGAGCCATTGGCGGGTTGCGAAGGGATGGTGAATTGGCGGTGGCATATGACTTGCGTACATCAGGCGGTGTTGAGAAATCTCTTTCGAGGGGCGGTTTGCAGAGAGTTAAGAGCAGTGAAGTTCTGTCTTCCGGAATGCTGCAACGTAGTACTGTGGGGCATGATGAATCGGGTAGAATCTCACGAAACAATTTAAATCGGTCGATAAAGCCAGTGTCATTAAAGCCGAATTTTTCGAAGGATGGATCAGTGCTGTCAAATGTGGGGAAGTCTGGCGAGACACAATTCGATTTACAGACAGAAAGTGCTGCAGGAAAAGAAAGGAGAAGAGTAGGCAGGAACGGCAATCAGCGAAACCAGGCCGTGAAAGTAGAGATCAATCAGCCATTGATAGGATCGGTGACGATCCAAACGAGCAGAGGAGACACAGGTGTGTATGAGTTGCGGTCGAAGATAGAAGGAGTATTGATGGACATTCTTGAAAGTGTAAACACAATTGGATAAGAGATGGCGAGGATAAGTTTGAGTCTGGTTGATCTTTATAAGAAGGCTTTTGGTGTGAGCCCTGAGGCGTTCAAGCCAAATTTCCCGAAGACATATGGCGAGGTGGAAGGAATGAGGACGGCTACCGGCATGAGTGGTTCGCCGTACTATGAAGACGGGAGGAATGGCAAAGTATTCATGCCGGTCACCATCAGTTTTGAGGATGAGGACCAAGTGGCGTACGGAGGTGCGGGAAGTGAGTCGAACTCAGGTCAGAAGCCGAACAAGTCGTGGCAGTTGCCTAATCCAGTGGTGAGTGTAGAGAGCAAGAAGCACATCATAAACACAGCATTGACCGAGCGAAGAGGTACCGTGAAGGAGATGATCAATACCTCGGACTACGAGATAACGATAAGAGGACTGATAATAGGGCCCACACATGATTTTCCCGAGGACCAGATGGCGATGTTGAGAGATGCCTATGAACAGAACAAGCCTGTTTCCATTGCTTCGGCCGTGACCGATATATTCTTGCTGAGACCAGACAGGAGTGGCAGCGACAAAGTGGTGATAGCCGAAATGCGCATGCCGGTGATACCTGGTGTAAAGAACGTGAGACCCTATGAATTGAAACTGATCAGTGATGAGACCTTTAACCTGATATCAATAGAGTGATGTTTGTATTAAACAGTAAGATAGCGATAGGTGGATTCTTTTTTACCACCGTGAATGAAGTGGTGATAAGGAAGAGCGCGCATAGTGTTGTGGAGACAGCGGAAGTGCACATCCCTGCGGTGGCAATGATAAGAAGGAAGGGAAGAGCACAACCGGAAAGAAGAACGACATCCGAACTATTTCGTGCGGGAGACGCTGTTGTTATAAAGCTAGGATACAATGGTTCACTTGAGACGGAGTTTACGGGCTATGTAAAGAATGTAGCGAGTAACAAACACGTGGCTATAGAATGCGAGGGTGTAAGTTGGTTGCTAAGACGAATTGCGCCGGAGAAGATAGTTAATGCAAAGGATGTTGAAAGCGCGATAGTAGCGATAAGAAAAATGCTACCGGGACTGCATGTCAAGTGCAATGATAATGTGGAGTTGACAAATGTGTTTTCAGCGGGCATGTCGGGACTGGATGTGGTAAACGCCATCAGCACATATACAGATGGGAACATACAGTGTTTTATGGCGGAGCGGGATGTGCTATGGTGCGGGCGGTTCTATACGTCATGTGCAAATGGAGAGGTGTTTAACAGGGGTAGTGTAGTAAAATACAAGGTGGGGTATAATGCGCTGAGAGACAGTGAACTGAGGACGCACAATACTGAAGCCGCGCCAGCCCAGGTGACGTATATGAGGCGGCCTATCAACGGAATTGTTGAATCGGGCACGGCCGTTATGGTTGGTAAAACAGGAGCAAATTATGAGCGGATGCTTAACCATGTGGCAGGTAGAACGGGCCTGAAGCAGCTTGCTGACGAGCGTATGGAGCAGTTCAGGTATAGCGGACTTGATGGCCAGCTTACTGCCTTTTTGCAGCCGTATGTTCAGCCGGGATACAGGGTGTCTATTGCAGATAGTTTGAACAAAGACAGGGACGGGATCTATTTAGCGGAAAGTGTGGAGGTTCGGTTTGGTGTAGGTGGGGCCAGGCGAATAATTGAGATAGGACCCAGAGTGAAGAAAATGTAAAAGGATGAATAGAAATAGTGCGAGGATAATTGACGGATTGAAAGAGCTATCACGGAGACCTTTTGAAATTGTGTCGGGCAAGGTTGTCGGCGGGAGTATTGATCCTGGTGCAAACACGATGAGTGTCATGCTGTCGGCAAACGGACTGGAAATAAAGGATGTTCTACTAAAAGCAACGAGTGATAGTACCGATGGAGTGATCGCTATTCCTGAAGAAGGCAGCGATGTGGTGATTGGCAGCATTGATGGGCCGGGGCAATGGACCCTGCTTCAGGCAAGCAGAGTAGCGAAGTGGGAGGTGCGGTTGCATGGACGATCGGTTGTTGTTACACCGGAGTCCATTGAGATTGATACAGGAATGGCCACTGTGAGAGTAGCGGAAAAGGTAACCGTAAGGACAGGGGCAGAGGACCTTTACACACTTTTGAGAGATGTGCTGGATAGCATAAAACTGATCACTGTAACGACCTCGACGGGACCAAGTTCTGTGCCGGTGAACGTTGCCATGTTTGATACAATTCTATTACGACTGAACAATTTGTTGGCTGCTTAAAAAGGAGGATGATATGGCAAGGGAGATGAAAGATATTTCACTGGATGAAGGAGACGATCTTCTGATTGATAGTGGAGACCTGCTGATGGTGGAAAGCACAGCAGCGCATCAGCGGCAGTTGTTGCTGAACAATAAGGGAGACTTTAAAGAAAACCCAACGATCTGTGCCGGTGTATTCAACTATTTGAATGACGAGAATTTCGAAGGAATGATCAGGGCTATCAATGTGGAGTTTTGTCGGGACGGCATGACCGTTTCCGATATTAAGTTGAACAGAGACGGATCGATAGAGACAAACGCAGTGTACCAGTAAACATACAAGTAAATGAAAACAGGAATAGTACAGCCCAATCAGAGTTTGCTGGATATCGTCGTTACTGAATATGGAACAGTGGAGGCGGCCATGAGTGTTGCGATGGCAAACGGAACAGACGTAGGAAGTGTGCCGATAGCAGGAACCAATGTAAGCTTACCGGAAGTATCGGAAGATCGAACAGACATATCGACCATTGAATATCTGCGCAGGGAGAGGATCTTATTGGGAACAGCATACACTACCGGATTGGGCTATTGGATAGTATTGCGTCCCAGGATATTTGCCGTGCCGAATGAGGTGGGTGATCCGCATGTGATGGGGTATTACAAATTTGAGATGCAGGGTGGTGCCGAATTTTTGAATCTCAATATGATCGACGTTGAATTTCCCGGGAATAATCGACTTATGTACCAGACGGAAGAGCGGTTTATTATGGGGCTAACGCCCGAGAGTGCGTTGCCTGAATCAGTAACTGCAATGGCCGGCATCACCATCCCCTATAAGTTGCCATGGACTGTCGGGTTCGGGTATATGATCGTGTGGAGTGACCTGACTGCTGCCATTACTACGGCTACCTATGGTGACATTGCCGGTAATACAGCCTACGTGGCACCGGTGACTGTTTTTGACAATACCAGCAATACAGTTGTGGAACATTTGTTGGGCGACATAAGTATTGAATTGGTTTCATCAACAAACACGAATGTGACATTGAGATTGATAAGACAACACCCAACGATTGTCCTCACAAACTTTAGCACGTATAGTATGGAATGGCTGGGAATAGCGAGTACGGGTATTCCTGACCCATCGGATCCCGGAAATCCGGATAAGACATTAGTGACACTCAATGCCGGTCAGCACACATTGGGATTAAAGACGACATACATGAATACGGCAGCAGGAGTTACTTATCCGGCTTCGGCTTTTACAATGGTTATCACAGTTGAATAAAGAAACAATGGCAAGAAAGATAAAGGAGATACAAGACCAGATAATAGGTACGATGACAACTGATCCGCACCTGAGTACATATACCTGGAGCGATAGCAAGGTGGCGATGTGGCGGTTGTGGACCTACGTGGTTGCTGTGTGTATATGGACATTGGAAGAGTTGTTTGATGCACACAGAACCGAGATGGAGTTGAAGATCGGTACTATGCGACCACATAAGCTATCATGGTATGTAAACAAGGCAAAGACATTTCAGTATGGGGTGGCGCTTCCGCCGGATAGCGATGAGTATACCGAGGCAACCGACGACCCGAGTGTTGCAATTGTTCAATACGCGGCAGCCATAGAGTTGCTGAACATGATAAGGATAAAAGTGGCGAAGGGCCCTGCCGCAGCATTGGAAGGGTTGACAGCACCCGAGCTTAGTGCGTTTACAACATACATGAACAGGGTAAAGGATGCGGGAGTGAGGTTGCAAATCACGAGTGATGCGCCGGATACATTCAGAGTGTCGTTGAAGATATTCTATGATCCGCTCGTGCTGACGGCTGCAGGTTCCAGGATAGATGGCACTGCGGTCAATCCGGTAATGGATGCAATCAAGGTCTTTCTGTCTGACCTACCGTTTAACGGTGTGTTTATTCTTAACAAGTTTATCGCCGCGCTCCAGGCTATAGAAGGGGTGAAGATAGGTCAGGTACTGGCTGCCCAGGCAAACTATGCATCAACGCCATTTGTACCTATCACTGTTAGATACATTCCTGATGCCGGGTACATGAAACTGGACGAGACCCACTTTGCTGCCAATGTTTCTTATGAGGCGTACCTGCCTGAGTAGACAAACAAGATAAACACAAAATAGCGATGGGATTTTTTGATATTAACTATGACATATTGCGAGCGCAGTTGCTGCCGGTAAGATTGAGAAACGCAAATATGAAGGCGTGGCTGCGATGTCTGATAGCTCCGATAAAGTGGTTGCACGTGCACTTCCTGAGGCAAAGGAAAATTGATGTGTATACGTTGGCTCATACCGGTCAGGTGGTTTTTCTGGAGGCGGTGCTGAATGATACGTTTGATGCCGTGATGCGCGGAATTACGATTGTTGATGGTAGTTATGAAGACCCGGCATTCCTGTATACCGAACCTGAAGCCAACCCGTGCTGGCTGGGGCTGAGCACAGAATCAGGTGTGGCCTTATTTGACACGCCGATCACATTATTTACAAGTACTGAAACAACACTACTTGGCGATTCGTTTATAATAAAGGTGCCGGCTTCAGTTGTTTTTGACGAGGTGCGTATGCGGGCGTTAGTGAACAAGTACAGGATTGCAGGTAAAGGAGTTTACGGCATTGTGGTATTCTGA